TTTTCTGTGTTTTATTTTTGAAATTAATCTCTGAATTCCTTGTCATTATGATTCTGTCAGTTGGCTTTATTTTATTCACCGCTGACTGTAATGCCATCTCATGTATTATTGATGTTAATTTAGTCATAATTTTTATGCATTTCGTTTGTTTCCTATACTATCACTATATGCAGTTGATAATGGTAATAATTTGTTAATTGGTAAATCAATAGACAAAGCATTTACTGACATATTGGGGTCAATGATCATTGCACTTAAAAATCTATGATGCCCATCTATTATATAATTATCTTTACTAATAATAAAGAATGATTTTTTTTGCAAAAAACTTTTAGTATTTTCAACACCAGATTTTGCTGTTGCTGCCATGCTCTTATCATAATATATTTGTTTTTGTATTGGTTTTAAAACCTTTACTTTTTTCTGAGTAATAATTACATCTATTATGTCATCTGTTTTTTCTTTATCTTTTAATCCTCTTTCAAGAAAATCTTTTGCTTGTGTTCCAGTTAATCCTGATGGGAATGGGTCCTTTGGATCATATGTTGGACTAAATGGTTTTTCTAAATCAATATACCCCTTCACTAATCTTTGCTGAAATTTTCTGACATTTTTATTGTCAATCACAGGCATGTCTTTTCTTTTCGTTCTACCAGTTCTTGCTTTATTTTGAACTAAATTATAATTTTTATCAAAATCTGGAATTTCTTTATCGACATTAAATTTTAATTTCTTTAAAAATTCTCTTGCTTTTTCTAAAGAAGTTGATACTAGTTCCATTTTTCCAGATGATTGTCCGGCTTCTATTATTAATTCATTAATCATCTCTTTAATTAGTTGTCTTAGCTCAGATTTTTTCATACTATTTTCCTGTAATTGTTTTGCTATTTTTAACAAAATATCTTTTGGTACTCTAATTTTTCTTTTTCCTATTTCAGAATTAGTATTTGGTAATCCCTCTTTTAATTTAATTGTTTCTCCACTCATTTCCCACGGACCCCAATGATTATTTTTTAATATTAATTTTAATGCTTGTGCTGCTGTGTAATACTTACATTCTTTTGGGTCAATTTTACCATGATCATAATACACTTTCTTTGATATTTTTTTAACTTTTCCATTTGAATTATCTATAACCTTATTATTTTTATATTCAATCCAAGCATGACCAAATTTATATCCAGTCATTTTACCATCTCCATGTACCATACCATGTACAAGTTTATAATCATGATTGCCCATATCTACTTCTGTTATAAAATTGCCAGCCACTACATAACAATCACCTATACCTTTTGATTCAATTAATGTATTTTTTGATTTCATTATATTAATATATTACTTGCTTTATTGCATGACCAACTAAATCATTAAATAATTCTGAATGACCATATTTTAAATATTCATCATCATAATTTGGATCTTTTTCTTTAGAAAACTTCTTCACATCATTTTCTAATTGATTCACTAATTTTTGTACTTTAGATTTAAATAATCTATACTCTGAGGTCTTTATGAAATCATCATATACATCTTCATATACATATTCTTCTTTTATTACTTCTTTAATCATTTGTCTTAGTTCTGATTTTTTCATACTATTATCCCAAAAATATGTTTTAATTTTAATTTCATTTTTGCTTTGATTTGTAATATAAAAATCCTGAAAATCCTAAAATTGCTGCTGAAAATATTCCAGTTCCAACCCATGCTTCTTCAGTTATTGTAAATATTAAAAGCCCTGCTATTATTATATAAATGCCAACTGGTATAATGTATTTTACGTATTTTTTCATTTTTTCTCCTTTGTTTATTATTTAATTACTTCTATTTTAGTCCAAACTCTATATTTGTTTGGTGCTGTGTTGTTGCCGCCATGATATGGAAATAATTCTTTTTGTATTTTCGGGTCTGGTGTTTTATTTTCCATTTTTAATACTCGACCATTTAATAAAAAATAATAATAATCATCATATATTTCTAATATAGCCACTTGTTCTATTCCACAAGTTATGCTACTTAAAAATTTAGATGTATGTTTACTAATTGATGAATCATATGTATATCCATATATATCTAAAACATTTTTAGTATCAAAGTCTGGTACTGATGTTAATCTTACACTGTTCTTATGAATGCCAAATAATCCAAATGATAATCCTGATATCTTATTCAAATCATAATCATCATAATTTCGTGGTGGTTCCCAATATCCTTCTTGTTCTACTTTAAACGTTATTTTAAATTTTTTCTTGTTATAATGCCAACCAAATAATCTTCCGATTAAGAAAAAAGCATAATGCCACCCTTTATATATAGTATATCTTTTCATGGTTAATCCACCTATCTAGTTAATATTTTAAAAACCATATCACTAACATTTAAATCTACTTTCTTAGAACATTTATAATTTACATTCTTATAATCTTTTGGATTAAAAATTCCATTTGGTATTTCTTTAGATTTTCCAAGCCACATTCTTGCTCTATAATCAATAATTTTTTTATCTGAAAGTTCTATCCAGAAATGTATGATTCCATTTCCATTGTTGCCTGATATTTTACCTATGCATGTTTTATGTTTTATATTATTTTTGTCTAGAACATAAGAAATAACTCTAGTTAATCCATCACACTCCAGTGGTAAATTAACATAGTCAGATAATAATTTTTCAATTTTATTGACTGAAATAGCTTCTTGTATCATTTGTCTTAGTTCTAATTTTTTCATTAGATTCCAAGTTTTTTCATCAATTTTTCAATACTAGCTTGTATTTTAATTGCATCTGAATTATATTTTTTCCACTCTGGATCACGATTTATATACCCAAGATATGTTAACGCATCTTCCAAATTCGTTTTAATTGCAACTCGTGTTCTTTTATCTATTTCAGATTCTTTCATTAAACTTTTTAATTTCATGATTCTCCTTTAATATAAATATCAAAATTAAATGTTTTCAATCAGCTCTTTTATAACATTTTTACTATTATTATTTATATCATTTTATTTAAAATTCATGCTTGGGTGTAATTTTTTATGACATTCCACACAAAGTACTATTCCAGACACATTATTATTAATATGATACTCAACAATTAAATCAGCCATTTTTTGTTTTTCTTCAAATGAAATATCATCCGGTGTATCATTGCTAATAAATTTATTTAATATATCTGCCATAGTCTCTTTATTATGATGTACTTGTAATCTATTGGTACTACCACATATAGAACACTTAAATCCAGATTTTTTTAAAATTGGATATTTCCAACTAGTATATAATCTTGTACTAGTTCTGGCTAAAATATTAATAGAACTAGTCCCACCTTTCCAACTAGGACATTCGTCACCATACTTGACATATAGTATATTTGTTTTCCACAAATTCTTCATATGTGTTGATTGTTGATCTACTGCATCTGGGTGGTTCTTATAGTATTTTTTAAGACCCTCACCTTGTTTTTTCAGTCGTACGTCTGTTTCAATTGTTAATCCTTTATTCCATGTGGTTCTTTCACCAGATTTAAATTGTTTGCGTCTAGTTTCAGATGATTTATCAATTGCTTTTTCATTGTGGCCCCAATTATTTTTTATTCTAGAAATATGCCCAACTTTATAATCTTTAAAATCATGCCCAGTAAATTTAGTTAATTCACCACAACCACATTTACATGTTGGATGAACTCCATTATAATAACGATCTACATAAAATTGTTCAGATGAAATCCCATGTGTTCGACTCATATGCATTCCAAGAGATTTACATGATTTAAATTCTTTATTACAAATTTTACACTTAAATTGTTCCATAAAAAAACTCTCCTTTTATATAAGTATATAAAAAAAGAGTTTATAATCGTTTTTGATTATGCTTTTTTAAATTAATTTTTTAAAAATTAAAAGTCTAAAATGGCGAAGTCATATACTAGCACTAATTCAACTTTAATTGCATCTTCAGTTGCCCAATCATATGCACCAAAGTTAGAATCTTTAATCCAAGCTCCTTTAAGAGTCCATTGCATTACTTTATCACCAACTGGTCCAAGTGCATTAAATGTAATATCTTTCTTATAAAAGTCTGAATATCCATCTCTGCCTGTTACTGCTTCGTGTGATAATCGAATCCACTCCATTACAGCTTGTGCAGCTGATGGTACAATTGGGTCATATAATGATATTGTTACATCGGCCCAAACCGCTTTTCCTTTTAATTTTCTTTTAACATTTATATGATCTAATGTAATTTCACCAAATGATAATTGTGGTGTTGTTGCAGCATTAATTATATATGATGGTATGCCATCTACATACATGATAAATCTATTCGCTACTTTTGGTTCGAATGATGTAAACATTATATCTGCTGGGTCTAATAATTCAGCCATTTTTTTCTCCTTTAGGTTTCTTTAATATAAATATCATAAAAATAAATTTTTGATTCATATTTTTACTTTTTATATTTGTGTTATTTCTTAATTTTTTTACTCCATTTATCTTCAATATTGGGATGATTTACTAACCATTTTTTCAACTCAATACCACTCATTCCTTGTGGTAAATATAATTCAATATTGCAATTACTTTTTGTAATAATAATTACTCCATCTATTGTTTCAGGTAATTCTTCTTTCATATTAACACCCTGTTACATTAATAAGTATCATATTTTTTTATTTTATGATCTGAATCAATTGTTGTATCGATCTATGAATATCCCGTTTTTCGTTTTCTGTAGCCTTGCTCCAGTCAATTTGACGAATCGTTCTTCTAATATTATTTATACTAGCTCTGATAAACGATAATTTTTTATATGTTTGTTTGTCTGATTCTATGAGACGTTTTAATTTCATGTGTAGTCTATTTTATATAAATATAGAAAAAAATTATTTTAAACATAAAAAAAGACGGCTATTAACCGTCTTTTTCAGTATATCAATTAAGATTTATCAGCCCGGAAACTCGCCCCCGGTTGGTAAAATGTTAAAATCAACAATTATAAATTCAGCCGTCTTAGATGGTTGTAGATAAATTGCACCCCTTAACTCATTACGATCAATTGTATCAGATGTGTTATTCGACTCATCCATAACAATTTGAAACGCATACAATCCTTGTTTAGATTGAATATTTTCAAAATATGGTGTAGTCAAATTAACAAATTTGTTTCTCAATGCTGATGTATTTTGATCAAACACTAGATATCTAGATGTACTAGCAACAAATTTCTTAGCAGCTATTAACAATCTACGAACATTAATTCTATCAAGTGCAGATGCTTTTTTCTGCAATGTTTTCTGACCCCAGACTACTACACCTTCCCTTGGAAATGTAGCAACAGGGTTAACATTAGCATCATATAAATCATCTAAATTACCTCTAGTTAATTTTCTCTCAGCGGAAATTACATTATCCAATGCACCACGGTTTAACCCAGCTGGTGCGTACCATGGATAACCAATTTTATCATTGAAAGTAAACGCTCTAGCAGTTGCTATAGACGCTGGTACCCATACATTTTTACCAAGTTGAATATCTGGTATCTTAACCCATGGCCAGTAATGTGCAGCATAATTTGTATCTCTAGTTCCAGCTTCAGTAGTTGCATCAGTAATTGATGAATTATAAATACATGGGTCTAGTATACAGAAACAATCTCCACGATCTTCACAAATATCAATTGCCTTTGTAGCAACTGCTTCATGATTTGATTGATTGTCTATAATACCGGGCACAAATAGTAAATTAAAATCATACTCTAATTGATTTGATAAAATCTTTAAAGCATCTAAATATGCTGTACTACCACTTCCAGCAACACTAGGATCATATCCTTGTGTATTAGCATTTGAAATATTCTCATAAAAATTCTGAGGCTGTTTCACATTTCCATCTTATCCATTTGCAAATGATCCACTTGATACAGCTGGTAATGACCCACTAAATGAAGCATTTCTTATACTACCATTTTCTATCAAGATAATCTGGTGTTTGATATGTACTATTAATAGATACACGAACATATTTTGATTTATTTTCATATGAACCACTCAACTGTAAAAATGGTGTTGTTGTACCAGAATCACGTAGTGTATATGTCTGATCACCAAGTCTTTTTACAACATAGTTAGATGATTTTGGGTCCATGTTTAAATTATTCCATTGTTCAAGAATAACTTTTCTCTTAATATTATCATCTCCACGTCTAATTAACAAAGCAAATGTTCCTTTATTCTCATTTACATTTGATACTTCCCACTGGAAATTATCTTTTGAACCACTTGCTAGTAAATTATTTGTTCCATAAGAACTAGTATTATTTAATATGGCACCGTCTCCCAATGTATATAATGTAAATGATGACGATAATATATTATTTTCAGCATCAGACCATAAACTACCACTTTTTGGAATTTGACTATCAGCTGGTGAATAACTACCTGCTAAAATTTTTGTTACCAATAGACTATTACCATATTTTAAATAGCTTTCAGCCAACATTGATGTTAAGTATTGATATGAATCACTACCGGAATCAAATGTATCGCCAAATAGTTCTTGATATTCTGAATAAGATGATACTACTGTTGGTACTAATACCCGACCTTTAACTGTGGGGCCAACTACTGCTCCACCTATTTCACCAATTCCTTGCGTTAAAAAAGATTGGTCATTTTCTCTGGTAAAAACACCAGCAGATATAATTTTTTCACTCACTATAATTAACTCCCTTCGTTATTATTCTGTTTGTTCAACAGGTTCAAATTCTCCAGTTTCAAGATTCAATGTTCCTGTTCCGTACTTAGCACTAAATTCTTGTGCCAATTCGTTTTGATTTTTTTGAATTTCATTATACTTTTCAACCAAAAATCCTTTTTGATTGGTTGTATTAATAATTTGTGCTTCAATTTGTCCCAGAGCACTTATAACATTTGCAAACTCAGTCTGAATTTCTTTCAATTTAGATAATTCTTCGTCTGAAAACTTAACTTTTTTATTCTCTTCCATACTAAAAGTTCCTTTTTAAATTTAATTAATAATTAATTGGTATTACATTCTACATATAAGTATATAAAAAAAACTCTAAAATCAATTTATTCTATTTTTTTCGTTAATTTTTTCACTTGAAACATAACTTTTATTCACATTATTTGTTGGTGGTGATATATTATTGATATCATCCGTAACATTTTCACTTAATGTTATTGTTTGTACTGAAAACGATTTTTTCATATTTGAAATAAACCCAACATTCTCTGGTACTATGTATGCATTTGCATGTAATGTTGCTGTACACTTCACTAATTTATCTTCTCCAGTTTGATTTATTGATTCAAAACTAAAGTCATCTGATCGTATAGTAAATTTGTATTTTTCACCATATGCACTACCTTCATAGAATATTATTTGTTCTATTATTTTATTAACCTGATCATTAAATTGTGTCCAAATAATCACATCATATGGTACTCTAACATGATCTGGTATTGTAACAGTATAAAATTCCTTTACTGGTTTTATATTATTTAATTTTGAAAATTTACTATATCTATTATATTGATTATATTGTGTTGTAAATGCATATCTAGCATCTCCATCAAATTTCTTCACACTTAATCTTTTTAAATCAGACCTCTCTTCAATAGAATTTCTTCTAAATGCTATGAGTGGTAACATCAATCTATCTTTTTCATCTCTTAAATACCCGTTCTTCTGTGCTGATGCCCACTTATCTGCACCGACATATACTACTGGCACTTTTATTCTTTCACCATTTTGAGTTATAAATGGTTTTATAATATCTGTTAAAAAAAATTTAAATGCTTCATCAATATCTTCTAACCCTATACTAATGCCCTTTACATCATCTTTATCACGACGTACTTGTTCTGCTCTAACAAACTCTTTATTATCAGATGTTGCAGAATATGTTTTTTTTAACTCCGGTTTTCTATAACTTGATGCCATTTCTTATCCTATGCCATGTTTCTTTTTGATTATTCTTTCAACCATTTTTCTACTGATTATTAGATTGTTTCCATTTTTCATTTCGAGTGCAATGAATTGTCCACCAACTGTCATATATAATACCTTTAATTTTTTTCCAACATTTTCTTTTAAATCAGTTAACCATATTGTGTAATCTTTTTTATTACCAAATTCTCGCATCATTTCAAAATGGTTATTGATTGAACTCTCTTTGATTAAAATAGTGTCTCCCGGCATTACTTCATTCTTCACTTCTGAATATGTTGTTTTATCTAATAGGTCTTGTAATTTCATATTTATATTAATCCATTCTTTTTATAAAAATTATGTAATAATCTTTCTATATTACTTTTTAATTGTTTATAATCTGAAAATGCATCTGGTTTTTCTTTGTGTATTCCATCACTAAGGTCTTTTAATCCACGAGTTAATACCATGTCTGCTCGATTTACTAAACTTCCTTCATTTAATAATTGAAGTTCTTCTTTAATCATTTGTCTTATTTCTTTTTTATTCATTTGATCCTTATTTATAAATTTCATTATTTTTCTTAATTCTAATTTATCTAATTTATTTTTTATATTTTTATCAATAAAAACATTTCTAATTTTTAATCCTGAACTAATAACATTAAATTTACCAGTTTTCGGATTTTTCTCAAATTTACCTTTATTATAAATTGGTAGTTTAAAATGAATTTCATCAAACACTCTATTAATATTTGTTACAGAATGATCTGAAAATCTCAACTTAATATCATTTTCATTTTTATCTGTTGCTGTAAAATAAATACTTAACCCATATTTGGTTTCTGAATATCCTGAATAAGATGCCGATAATTTATGTAATATAATTTGTTTTTTAATTTCTTTAACCTGATTAATTATTTCTTTTTTAGTTATATCTTCACCTAATTTCATTTCTTTGATAATTATTTCTTTAATCATTTGTCTTATTTCTTTTTTATTCATTTCCAAATTTCCCATTAAACTAAATCAAACTTTTTTGCTAATTTATATGTTAAATTACTATGCGCATTATTGTGTCTCAATGATCCTTTTTTATGTGCCAATATTGCATGAGCAAATTCATGACACACGGAATAGTCTGCTTCATTCGACCATAATCCACTATTATCAATCACCATCTTATTAATAAATATATATTTACCACCTTTTAATTTTGATGTCTGTAAATATCCACCCCCCCTACCTTTCAAATCTTTAAACTCAAGTGGAAATTTAGGAATATCAGAATACATTTTTTGTAATTCTTTAAAAACTATCTTTGCAGCTTTTACT